ATCGTTTGTCATTTTTATAATAATTTAAAAATCTAGTTATATATTCTTCAGGTACATCATTCCAAAAGAAGTCTTGTTTTTTTCTGATGTCTGAAAAATCTGGTTTAATTAATCTAGCTAAAGCATAAGGATTACCATTAGCCATCTTTAGTTTCTGTTCCCATATTTGTTGGTACATAACTAACTCATCTAAGAAATGTTTTAAGTTCTCAGGTTTTAAATCATCACAATTATTTTCAGTAAATACTTTATGTTCAAAATGATTAGCATAAATAAGAACAGGTTTCTTACCACCAGTTGCATAGTTATAAGCTGCCATTTGCATACAATCAGAATGGAATGGTTGTTGAGGTACTGCTCTCTTAGTATATGAATAACCTTTTTTAGTTTTAATTACTGAACCAAATATATTTTTTAAATCTACAATGTAATCTTCACCTTCTAAATCTATAAACATTTTAAAGTAAGTTCCTATTCCATCTATCCAGGTTGCATACTCAGTTTCAAAATTCCAATTTTGTTTTGGCAAACTTTCTATTGCTGCTTGGAATTGCTTTAATGTTAATTTAAAATTCTTAGCCATATAATATCTTTTGGCTTTATCTTTTTCGTCTATTGGTTTTTCTGCTTTTAATGATTTGAATAATGATTTGTCTTTATTAAAGATAACATCTTTTAATGTTTCTTTTTTGCAAAGAATTTTTTGTACTGCGTTATGAACAATGTTACCCATAGTAAAGTGGGAACGCTTTGGCATTTCCATTCTTTCTTTAGGTGTAAGAACTATATAATTAAAAAATCTTTTATCTTCAGGTAATTTATTTTGTGATACGCTAGCATACTCTAAACCAAATGCTGTATAAGCTGGGTCAGTAATTCTCAAATCGTTCATGTAACGAATCAGTATAACTATTTACAGTTTATTGCAATACTATAATCAATAAATTTATTAATAAGAAATAACATATATAATTCAATGACATATAATTGTTTATTTAATATTTAATTGTTTGTGTTGATAAATTATTGACAGTCAAAACAAATCAAATTAGTAAAACGAATCACAATGATTCAAATTAAATTAGACGAATACGAAATTTATACATCAGGATGCACAGCGTTGATGCGTATCACTGAAAGCATGAGACAGAATATTAATTGGGGTCATGGTTACTTTGGTAATTTTAATGACAAGGTTGCAAAATCTTTATCCGGTACACTAGCAGAGCTAGCAGTTGCAAAATGTTTAAAGGTACATTTCAATCACCATGTAAATAATTTTAAAGGCGCTGATTTATATTTTCAAAATCAAAGAGTGCAAGTTCGTTGCCAAGTTCCTAAGAATGAGAACTTCTTAATCATAAGACAAGATAGTTCGGCAAATGAAATATACATATTAGTTATTGATCGTTGTCCAATATTTGAGGTGGTTGGTTATATTAATTCAAGTGATGCTTTAGGCAAACCTGAATATCTGACTAACTTTGGATATGAGAATAGACCAAAAGTTTATTCAGTTCCGTTGTCAGATTTAATTCCAATAGAGAGTATATTTAATGGATAATAAATTTAATTATCAAAGAGTTCAAATTGTTTGGTATGACATACAAAATGCACCAGGAAGTTGGTTGACAGAATCAGAAGTTTTAAATCATAAACTTGCAGAGTGTACTTCAGTTGGTTTTTTATTTTCCAAAACCAGAAGCATGGTTAAGTTATTTTCTTCTTGGTCATACAATACAGATCAGAGTGTAGATTTCGCTGACGTTGTGGCAATTCCCACAGGGACAATCAAGAGTATTACAGTAATATGAGCGAAACAAAAAAAATAATATTGTTTGCTTTTATCATTTCTGTCTGCTTATCTATTGCAATATTCTTATAATCATGGACATTAATTATTACTATAAAATGCAGCATAAGATTATTAAGGATTTTAATATGCAAAAAGAATTAGAAAAAAAACAATCGGCAGAAGATAAACGATTAAATAAAATGAGAGTTAAGTTTATTGGTGTTGTATTTGTATTGGTTATTATCTTTGTATTAATATGAAATTAGTTTTAACAATTCTATTGATGAACGGTAGCATTGTGACGTTTGATTTTTATAATGAGAAATCTGCTTATCAATGCGATAGAGTGTTTGACAAATTAACTTATTCAAAAAACATTAGGAACTATAAGGGTAGAAAACAAATAGGAACATTTTTTAGAAATCAAGAAGTATTATTATATGCCTGCGAAACAAGAAAAACCGTTTAAGATGACACTTAACGAAGCACTAGACATGGCAAGGATTGATCCTGTTGCAACAAAAGCATTGAGAGAGAAGTTAATTAAGTTAGATGTTTTTAAATTTAAAGTAGATGAGTTAACTTTAATTCAGCGCCTGGCTCTATATGATTTGCTAGACACAGAAGAATATAGAAAGATTATTAAATTATTATCATCAGAAATTATTAGTGAGTATTTAAAATGACAGATAAGCATGTACCTGATGAATTGCCTTTATGTTCTGAATGTGTGTTTCATGCAGAGCTAGAGTTTGATGGCAAAGATTATTGTGTAAGATGTTTGCATCAAGCTATACTTCGTTTGCAGAGATACAAGAACCAAGATTTATACATGAAAAATAATAACAAATATAAGGGTAAGAAATGAAAAAAGAAGCAGCTCTGAGATACGTTGGTTTCAATATTAATGATGACAGAGAAAAAGATGACTTTTATCCAACGCCAAGTGAAGCAACACAAGCTCTATTGGATAGACAAAAATTTACTGGAAACATTTTAGAACCTGCTTGTGGAGACGGTGCTATGTCTAAGGTTTTAATTAATAATGGTTATCAAGTTATCTCCTCTGATTTATTTGATAGAGGTTATGGAAAGACTGGTGTTAATTTTTTAGAGACAACAGAAATGTACGATAACATTATTACAAACCCACCTTTTAAATTAGCCACAGAATTTACAGTTCACAGTTTAAAACTTGCAAGACATAAAGTTGTTATGCTTTCTAAGATTACTTATTTAGAGGGTATCAGAAGAAAGAAATTAATATTTGATCAGAAGAAATTACAGACAGTTTTTATATTTACAAAAAGGGTAGCTTTTAAAAAACCTGGAAGCGATAGTTTAGCCGGTGGACTTATGGCTTTTGGGTGGTTTGTTTATGATGTTAATTACTCCGGTCAACCAACAATAGAATGGATATAACAATGAGACCAACACAGGAGAGAATATGGAAAAAGGAAGTAAAGGTAAGAATGAAAACAGGAATGTTTAATCAACCATCAGCAACAGATAATATTTATTTTAAAGCAGGGTTTAAGACAGGTTATCGTTTGGCGTTGCAGCACATTGGTAATTACAAGGCGATGCAGTATGCAAAAGAAAAAAATATTAAAATTGCAAACGTAAATCCTATTGTTAACGAAATCATTAATAGAACCTCAAAGCATTTTAGTGTTTCTCATGAGCAAGTAATGTCAGACAAAAGAGATAGAGGTTTGGTTATTGCAAGATCGGTTATTATTAATTTATTAAAGGAACTAACTCCATATAGTTTGGCAAACATTGGTCAGGTATTGGCAGGCAGAGACCACACTACAATTCTACATCATATCAATTGCAAATCCCAAAAGAATGGACTTTGGTTTCCTTACTTTGAGATATGGAATAGTTTTCATAAACTAAAGTTGGACTTGGAAGCTGATTTTAAAGTTAATTTATGAGTGAGACTATTAAATTTGAGAAGATTACTAAGGATATATTAGATTCGTTTGTTCTTAATTCCCATGAGAAGATTATTTATGTTATTCTAAAGTCATTTGAGCATGCTCCAAGAGGAATTAGAGTATCGCTTAAATACCTACAAGAACGCACAGGAATCAAGTCTAAGGGTACAATCATCAAATATTTGGATCGCTTGCAAAATTTGGGGTATATTGCAAGATTTAAGGGGCATTTAGAGCAGACTTCAACCTATGTATTGGATAAATCAAAACGCCAGGAGATTATTAACTCTAATAAGAACTATAGAAAGTTTATAAAGATAGGTATTAAAAAGAAATCTACTAAAAAGCACACATCTAAAACAGATAATATAATCAGCATTATTTAGGGGGGTAAGTCCAATTTTTGGACTGGGGTAGTCCAATTTTTGAACCTTATATATACCTATATATATATACTTATATATAATCTTATTAGTATATTTAAGTATATATGCTTATATATGCTTATATGCTTATATAAGCATAAGGCAATCTGACTTAACTTAGCCGGCACTCCTGAGATTATTGTTTATTTATTAAAGGGGGGGATAACTGCAAAGCCAATTGTTTTTATAACAATATATGGTAGTGCTTTGTAATTATGACACAATGGAATCTCTGCGCCAAATTTTAAATGATTAATACTCCAATAACTATTAATGAGTTTGACAATTATTTAGCTATTTTAGCTACGCTAAAACAGAAATTTCTAAATAATTTAATATGATAAATACACCTATAACAATATCAGAGTTTGACAATTATTTAGCCACAGCTTCATTTGTTGAAAGACTCCTTCCTGGAGTTAAGAATAACCGAACACCTTCTATGTTCAAGATAATAGGAACTATCTATTATGATTCTAAAGATTGGGGTTATCATGATAAAAAAAATAAACGTCTCAAAGCTACACCTAAACAGCTATCAATTTATGAGCTTGTAATATTTACAATGCTTAAACTAGACAAGAACACTAGAGAGTTATTATCTCTTAGGAACTTTCCGGACAGAATAACTATTAAAGAACTCAATAGAATGTATTTAGATTTAACTTATAATCAGCTTAAATACAGATATAGACTTGCTTTATTTGATGCCTGCAATCTAGTGAACAGGGTAGGTTATCAAAGTTTAGTATCGTTAGGCAATTAATATTTATTTTTTATTGATTGACAAAAAGAACATTTTAGGTACAGAAATCAGATAGTATTGATATATTTATATCCAATATAATCTTAATCTTAAATCTCACTTTCATTATCCCTTACAATATAGATTAAATTAAGATTTCAAGTGGAGTATTGCTCTCCATATACATTGTTATCCGATACTCCACTTGATGAGACTATTTTAATATTTTAGTAAATATAACCAAGATATTTACTTAGATAATAAAATACATAAATACTTGAATAGATAGCAGCAATAATACTAATGGCTAACAAGCATTGTTTAAGTTCTTTATTCATTTTTTTTTATAATGTTTAATTAGCTCTATAAACAAGTCCACAAGTTCACTTAATAGAATATTAATCATTTAAGCAGCTTCCTGTTTTTTATTATTTAATCTGCTTTGTATTTCTACAATAGCCCACTTGGCTTGCTGTTTATCGTTGCCAGCATAATCGTTATTGTTAAAATGCTCATCAAGATAGTAAGCAAGTATTCTTAACAGCTCATCGTTGGATATAACTTTTATTTGTTTTTTAATCATTATTCAGACTCCATTATTCTTACAAGTTTATCTTGTAAGTGGTTTATATCTTGTATTGTATAGTGAACATAATCAGCACCGGTTGGACTAGCACCGTTATTCAGTTTATTAAATAACAAGGCGGTATTGATTTTGTTTAAGTCATGTAAGCCAGCTAACGATATAGCGTTGTATAATATAGCAGCTTCATTTTTAGATATTGATTTATTTATAACCTCTAAATCAAAGTCTGATATAAACTTAGTATTTGTTTTAGTCATTAGTTTAGCTCCGGTTGTTTAGATTTTTTATTATTTTTTTTAAATTCAGCTAATATTTTTTCAGCTTCTTTAAAAAAATTATGAGCTTGTTTAATGTGTCTATTTCTATTTTTTAACCATTCATTTGTAGGCATTGTATAACCTTTTCATTAGTTGATTTAATTATTTTTAAAATTTGATACTGCTGTATTGTAGCCAATTACAAACGCTAGTAAATCAGATTTACTTTCAAATCTTTTTAAATCTTCAGTATAAGAACCATAACCAAAGTTTATAGAATTGTTATTGAAAGTAATTCCAGTCTCTTTAATTTGCTCAGGGGTTTTTCTGCCATAACCATATTTTAAAAGGTTATCAGTAAATATTTTACAGTGAGTAGCGTAATAATATTTGTTTTTACCTTTAAGAGTAAAAAGAACGTTAACGGTATTTAATTTGAACTCAATATCTGAACGTTCACCAAATAAAGCTGACATTTGTTTTAAATCAACTTTATTATCATTAAGAACAGACTCAATAACGTTAAGTCTATTTTGTAGCTTTTCTTGTTGTTGTATGTTCATTGTTTTATCTCCGTAGTTATTGTTTAAGTGATTCGGAGTAAATCATATTGTATATAGACTGTCAATACACTTAAACAAATATTATTAATTAATTAACAATAGAACATAATAGGAACATATATGGCAAATCGCAGCAAATATAATAAAGCAATAGTTGATCCAATACTTGAGGAACTTTCAGTAGGAAAAACCATTAGAGAGGTATTGAGCGTTCCAGGACGTCCAGTGTGGAGTACGTTTAGAAGCTGGTTGAATAAATATCCAGATCTTAGAGAAAAATATAACCAAGCCAAGCAGGATGGATGTGAATATATTTTATGCAATGCTGAGGAATATATAAATGATTCTATTAATAAATCTAAGAATGAGACAGACAAGAATTTAAGACCGGACTTGGCGCAGACTCATTTAATTAAAGCATACTTGGATCTTGCTAAGTGGAAATCTGAACGTTTAGCAGCTAAAATATACGGTAAGAAGGACAGTTTAAGTCTCTCTGGAGATAAAAAAGACCCTATAATCATTAAATGGCAGGATTAATTATTAGTTGTTTTTTAATTAAAGCTGTTGTGTTTATTGGATTAGTTGGTTGAGATTTGCAAAGTTCACACACAAACAAACACATGCAACTTATACGCTATCAATCATAAATAATATTATCGTTGCAGTTGCTTGCTAATTTAAGCAGAGTTCCGATAACGTTTAATTATCGGAAATGCAGCATAGGTTGTATTAAACCCAATTATGAATAGGAATTGCTAACATAGGGGGTTTTGTTTGACCCCACACCCCAAAAGCAGTTTGGCGGTCTAGCAAAAATGATAGGGAAGTACACACACATAAACTAGAAAAACCACAATGAAAAAAGATAAATACAAAGCGCTTGTAATGGTTGATGAACAAACCAATTCAGTAGTGGTTATGTTTAATGGATTTGAAGATTACGATGATGCTTGGTGCTTTAGCCAACACATAACAGAAGAATTACAATTAGATAAGATACCGCTTGATAAAAGAATGACTGTCCATTAAGGATAGGGGGGTTTTATTTAAACATGCCAGTATTTGAGATTCCATATAAGCCAAGAGAATTGCAAAAAAAATTGCATGATAATATCTCTAAGCACCGATTCTCCGTATTGGTCTTGCACCGAAGAGCAGGCAAAACAGTGATGTGTATTAATCACATGATTAGAGATGCTATGTACACTAGGAAACCAAATTCTAGGTATGCATTTATCTCTCCTACTTTTAAACAAGGTAAAGCAACAGCTTGGGATTACATCAAGACTTTTGCTGGGAAAATTCCTGGTGTTAAGTTTAACGAATCAGAATTAAGAGCTGACTTTCCAAATGGCGCAAGAATTACAATTCTAGGCGCTGAGAATGACCAGGCGTTAAGAGGTATATTTTTAGATGGTTGTGTTTTAGATGAGACACAAAGCATTGCTCCAAATCTATTTCCTGAAATCATAAGACCATCTTTGGCAGATAGGAAAGGTTGGTGTGTATTTATTGGAACGCCAAAAGGTAAAAATTATTTTTTTGAATTATACCAATACGCTCAAAAGACAGAGGGTTGGTATTCATCAATACACAAAGCATCTGAAACAAAGATACTAGATGATGATGAATTAAAAGCCGCAAAATCAATCATGTCTGAGGATTTGTTTGAACAAGAATTTGAATGTTCTTTTCAAGCTGCAATAACAGGTTCTTACTATGGATCTATTATTGAGAACTTAGAAAAGACAGATAGAGTTATAGACAACCTATACGACAAAGCTCTACCGGTTGAAACATGGTGGGATTTGGGAATGAATGATTCTACTGTGATTTGGTTTGCACAGCGACACAAAGGCGAAATAAGATTAATAGATTTTTACGAAAACGCCGGCGAAGGATTAGACCACTACGCTAATATTATTGAAAGCAAAGGTTATAAGTATTCAAGACATATTGCACCCCATGATATTAAAGTTAGGGAATTAGGTGCTTATGGAAAATCAAGGTTGGAAACTGCCTTAGAATTAGGTATATCATTTGAGGTTGCGCCGAAACTATCTTTAGAAGATGGGATTGAAGCAGTAAGAAAGGTTTTGCCTAACTGTTGGTTTGACAAAAACAAATGCCATTATGGTATGGAATGTTTAAAGTCTTACCAGAAGAAATGGGATGATACTAACCAATGTTTTAGGAACAGACCCATACATAATTTCGCAAGCCATGCCGCCGATGCTTTTAGAACAGGTATTGTGGGTTACGGAATTGAGATGACAAATTGGAAAAAAAAGATAGAAGTAAATACTAATTATATTATTTAATATGCCAAAATTATCAAACGAAGAAATAAGAGCGATATTAAACGCTGAGATTAACGGAGCATTAGGTTATCTTGGTGGACAATTATCTGAGCAAAGAAAAAAATCTATTGAGTATTATTTAGGAGAAAAACTAGGAACAGAAATAGATGGTCGTTCTCAAGTTGTTTCAACTGACGTTGCAGACACAATTGAAACTATACTTCCAAATCTTCTTAGAATTTTTACAGCATCAGATAGAACAGTTGTTTGCGAACCAGTAAAAGCAGAAGATGTTCAACTTGCTGAACAAGCAACAAATTATATTAATTATATTTTTAATAAAGATAATCCAGGTTTTACAATTTTATATAATTGGTTCAAAGATGCACTTTTAGAAAAGAATGGTATTGTTAAAGTTTATTGGGATGAGTCTGAAAAATACGAACATGAAACTTACCAAGATTTAACTGATGATGCATATAATTCAATTATCAATGAAGATGATGTTGAAGTATTAGAACATGAAGAAGAAATTGAAGAAGAACAAGCTAAACAAATTGAAGCATTAAAACAATTAGCTTTACAACAAGGAAAAGTATTAGACATACCAACTCCAAAACTTCACAATATTAAAATTAGAAGAAAACATTCTGAAGGAAAAGTTAAAATTGAAAACGTACCACCAGAAGAATTTTTAATACAAAGAAATGCTAAAACAATTCAAGATGCAAACTTTGTAGCGCATAGAACAACTAAGACTAGAACAGAATTAATACAAATGGGTTATGATGCTGAAATGATAGCATCACTCCCTCATTCACAAGAAATTATTTTTAACTCTGAGAAGCTAACTAGATATTCTGATATAGACGAATATCCTTTTGCTTCTTCACCAGATGCTTCTACAGATGCAATAGATGTTTTTGAATGTTATGTAAGATTAGATTACGATGGAGATGGTCTTGCAGAATTAAGAAAGATTACAGTTATAGGAGATACTGCAGATAATATTTTAGAAAACGTAGAAGTAGATTCTATTCCGTTCTGTTCATTAACTCCAATTCCAATGCCACACAGATTCTATGGCAGATCAGTTTCTGAATTAGTACAAGATATTCAATTAATTAAATCTACAGTTTTAAGACAGTTGTTAGACAACATGTACCTAACAAATAATAATCGTATTGCGATTATGGACGGAATGGTAAATCTTGATGATTTACTAACAGCTAGACCAGGCGGAGTTGTAAGAACAAAACAACCACCTTCTCAAGTTATGTTTCCAATGCAGAACCAAACAATTTCTGCTCAAGCATTTCCATTACTTGAATACTTAGACACAGTTAGAGAAACAAGAACTGGCGTTACAAGATACGCACAAGGTTTGGACGCTGATTCATTAAATAAAACTGCAACAGGAAT